CCATCGAAATAATCCTTTCCCTTTACTGGAGTGTAGCCGTCCTTCACATTAGCCATTTTCATGTCCATTTCGGACATTTTTCCGTGCATTTTCTCCATTGAAGACGCGACCATACCTTCTATCATCTTCTTCATCATTGCTTTATGTTTTTTGGTTCTATGAAGCATATAAATTAAACCGACCCAGCCATACCTTTTAGCGTTTCCGCTTCGGAACGGACGTGGTCAATTATAAATTGCTGTATTTCAATTTCTTGCCCTCTGAATTTTCCCGACTGCATAAATTTGCTATGCTCTTGCAAATGGTCTGCGGTTACTCCCGCAAACGGCTGTATCTGTTCACCCTTCATAATTGCCACCTGTTCTTGTTTTGCCTTTACAACAGGGTCGTTTTCCGCGCCTTCCGTGTTCTCATCTACCGCAAATGTTGCAAGGTACAGTTTCGGATCAAGCGTATAATAAATAAACCTTCGCGCCATCTCTTTCGGTTTCGGTTCGTCTGTTTTTTCAAAAAATGTCAAAGGGTCAATCATTTTAGCCTTTAACCGTTCTCCCATCTGTTCACGTTCCAGCGCTTTATTCACTGTAATCTCGCTCTTAACCATCACCTCTATCCCGTCCTCCATATCGTCCTGACTATATTGCAGGTACTGTTCTGCGTTCTCGCGCCCTAAAAGCTTCACAAAATGCGCCTCGTTATACCACACCTTTGTCATTTGGCACATCCATCCATATAAAAGCTCAATCTTTTTATCAATTCTCCTATTCATCATGTCTATCCGCCCAAAATCCCCCTCGCGTAATATCGTGCGCCCTCTTGCCGTCTCATTTGCTCCTTGCTCGCCTCTTGTCGTGCCGTGAGTTCCCATTACGTTATCTAATGCCTGTTTGCTGTCCTGCAAATCTTGCATAAGAGAAGGAGACATCGGCTGGGGTGCAAGAAATGTAACCGCATTGGACGCGTTACCACGTGTTATCCATAACGGTGCGTTTGGATTGGCAATGGCTTTTTTTGCCTCGTTTTTGTCCAATACTTGTCCGCTATACACTTCTCTCCCCAATGAACGCATAGCGTGTTTGTCTATTTGCCTTTTCCGCTTATTCACTAAATCCTGAACCACTTTGCCTTGCTCAAAATCAGTCGTGTCGCTGTATATGCTATTGTTTAAATTTTTCAGAGAGAGGATTATAAAAGGTTTGCGCGGTTCATTGAAATAATTCAGCAGAATGTTTTTGAGTTTGTCTTTTTGCGTCTTATCCGCCCATCGTTTGCGCATCTTATTTAGACTTTCCGCTCTGTCTTTTTCGTCCCAGTCCCAGTTTGGGTTCTTTTTTTTATCTAAAATAATTCCGCCAACCTTCCATACCACAAACTCATTCGTCCAGTACTCTACATAAGTTATCTTCGTGCCTAATTGCTCTCCGTATGCCTCTGTAAGTTTCTGTTTCGCTTTCGGAAACATCTCCAATAAATCTCCCAACGTATCGTCCCTAAATTCAATAATAAACCGCGCGTTGTATTCATCGGTCGCGTCCTTGTCAATCATAATCCTTTGCGGTCTGACATTGACTATTTCGTAATCATCGCGTTTTTCGTCATATCTTATTTTCAAAATTCCAATCCTGTAAATCATCGCGTGCCGCACCCAATCCTCAAACTTAATTTCCATGTCCTCATCGTGCCATTTCCACGTTAGATATTGCTGTGTTTTTTCTTTCAAGTCCCTGCTTTCGTCATTTTCCTGCGCCGCTAAAACAATAGGTTCTCTCTTTCGCGACGTAATAATGGAAAGGATAGTCTCAACCGCCATATACAAAAGGTTTTCCGCTGTTGGTATCTCATAAGAAAAAAGCGATTGATCAAGCTGTGTTCCGAGATAATACTTTTCGTTATCGTCTTGTATCGCACGCATTTGCTTATACAACGGCATTGCGCTTTGCATGTCGGTATTCACTTGTAGTACAATCTCTTCCTCGCTCAATTCTATATTGAGCAATCCCTGTAATTCATCCGCGCCCTCCTTCACGCTAAACTTATCCTGCCCAGTCCCGAATATCCTCTGTGTTATATTCCGAATAATGCTTAATGCCATAAAAAAAAGAGCCGCAAAGCTCTAACAATGACTTTAAAGTCATTGACTAAAGCTCTACGGCTCTAAAACGGTTTGTTTTTTGCTTCTGATAACCGTCTAATTGAAGGGCGTCTCGTTAGCTGTTCCAAGTAGTCAACAATGGTATCTGGTTGCCCTATGCCTTTAGTTTTTATTAAGGAATTTGATAAAAATCACTTAAACTCAAACACATTCTTCTGTTTGCATTGATAGCAATGTACCATAATCTCGCCGCCTGTCAATCCGATAGTGTATAACGCAAGAAACTTTCCGCAATTCATACAGCGTAAAGTTTTCTGATGGCTTAATGTTCTCTCAATATGGCTTATGGTGTAACGGAGTTGTTTCAACATTTTTTCTCCATTTTTATTTATTTTTTTTCATAATTTTTTTTCCTCGCTTCATCTAAAATCCGTAACGCACCTAAATCTTCTTTTCCCAGTTTCCTGACTTCTTCAGGAGAAGCGGACAATCCCTTTGCGCCCCACGTTCTAATATATTCGGAGTTAAGCGATCCATCTTCTTTATACGGTTGAAGAATATATTTTGCGTATTTTTTTTGCGCCGCGCGGATATTATCAATGGTCTGATGAGAATGTTCTTTGTATTTTTTAATGTAGAAGTCCATAAAAATTTAGAATAATTATAAATTTTCTTTTTCTTTTTCATTCAAAATGAGAACTTCTCCCTTTCCTACGGCGGTAAAAGCAGTAGAATTAGATTTGTTGTTTTTCTCCATGCTCTCAAGCTCGGTTATCTTGTTGATTATAATCGGTTATCAGGCGCTAAATTCTCTTGCTCCTTTTTAGATAATTCATCCACAAAAAGAACCTCGCCTTTTGCGAAGGAAGAGGAGGTTGAATCTTTAGAAAATTCAACATATTTTTTCTCATCGGCAAAATGTTTTCTTTCACCATCAAAGATGTTGATTTCTTTTTCGGTTGTTACTTCCCATATTTTTAACCCGAATAATTTGTAGATTTTGTGTGTCATATAATTTATTTTTTCTCATCTCAGTAATTTGAATCAAATTACCTATTCAACTTTTTTAATTCCTTCAAAAGCCTCGCAAATTTCTTCATATCGCATAGCCATCACCCCCTCAAACTCTTCCTCTGTATTGAGCAGAATATCCCGCACACCGTAGATGGTTTCCTGTGTTTCGGGCGTAACATCAAAAATCATATTCTCATTGAGATAATCCGCGTAATCTTTATTGAACGCGGAAAAATCTGCAATCTTGACGCTCGCCGCTTCCTGCTTATTGGTTGTCTCTATATCTTTTCCGTCTTTGTCTTTTTTAACGGTTAGATAAATAATTTTTCCGTCTTTGTCTTTTTCCGCGTGTTTCTCCGCCAAAATAATACGTTCTTCGTCAATTTCGCGAACTCGTTCGGTTATCATTTTTACAAACCGCGACCTCGCGCGGGACTGCTTGCCGTGAAGTTTTAATTTTATTAACCATTCATAAAACGATTCAATCTTTCCGCTTTGCGGATTGCTCACAAAAAAATAATTCTTGAGAACGAGTTTTTTCATTTTTCATGTTGTTCGCCAGTCAATAGGCGGATTAGCCCATTGAGGCGAAAAATTATTCAAAAGTGGCTTAAAATATCCTGTTGGTTTTTCGCGCAAATTCCATACCGCAAGCGCGTCCGCTATCACTATATCATCGTGCTTGCCCTCTGGCGCATTCATTCGCAAATTGCCCGCTTGCGTCATTTCGTACTGATACTGTTCCAGTTCATTTATTTGTGTTTCATCCACCAAGAGTTTAGTTCGGTCCTGCGATAACATCATCGCGAGTTTGTTGATTATGTCTTTTTTAGAACTCGCACTCAAATGCAGTCCCTCCGCATTCACCCCGTGTCCTTGCAGTCCTTCTAGTATCGGATCTCCCACACCTGTGGCGTCAATCAATACAGAAGCGCTGTTGTAACGAAATGCCGCCGCCTTAATTTTCTCTTGTTGGAGTGACCAGTCAATCCTCTGAAACCTATCAAGATATACCTGCTCATTTGTATTATAATCAAAGATTGACAATACTGTCCAATCTTGGTACTTGGCAAGGTCAACACCGATAACGTACTGATGCCCTTCTTCTGGTTGACGCGGCGTAAGTACGCTGTTCTCTTTCACGCGGCGGAACACCGCGCCTGCATTCTCTTGTGGTTCGCATTCCAACTCCTGCGCGTACATCGCCTCGCTCATCTCACCCTTCAGACGTAAAAGCTCATCTTCCGCTATTACTTTCGTTTCGCTTGCGCGTAAAAGCCACCGCGCCCAGTTGTCTTTTTGCGCCGCGCCAACGAATAAATCCCAAAACCAGTTGAAACCATTAAGAGTAGAAATGAACATCACCCACCCCCCTGTATCTATCAGCGAAGGCTGGAGTATCGTGGTCCATATCTCGGATCGGCAATACGCCGCTTCATCAATAATCAAACCCGCCAATGATACGCCTCTCAAACTATCCGGAGAGTCCGCTCCCTTCAAAAATATCTTACTTCCGTTTACTAACTCAATATACAACTCACCCTCATTGACTTTTGAAACAATTTGTGGAATTGAATAAAATTTAAAAATGTCCCAAGAAATGAGCTTCGCTTGACGATATGTTGGCGCAACGTAGAAGTAGTTGCCTTTTTTTGTACATGCGGCGCGTATAAGCTCATTGTTTGCAAGCGTTGTTTTTCCAAGTCGCCGGTGAGCGACAACCACTCTGAACCGAGCCGCGCTATCGTGAATCTCCCGCAAGTCCATCTGCGCTGTCTGGCGCGGACAATAGGGTATTGTTACTCTTGTCTCTTTCATTTTTTGTAATCCATTCTATAACAATTTTACCTTGCATTGTCAAGGTTTCGGGAACGCACTTATCTATAATTAATTTTGCGGCATAAAATCGCAGAGTTTTATTTTTGTTTTGCGGCGAAAGCAAAGCCCGCAGAGTCGCAATCGCCGAAGGAAGCAATTCACTCAACTGTTCAATTTCTTTTAATTCTTGCGCTTTTGATTTCCTTCCGCTTCCGATTTGTGCGCCGCCTACTCTGCCTTTCATATTTTACAAAAATGAAAAAAAATGGTTAAAACAAACCAAAAATTAAAAAAGTGTGAAAAAACAACGCACCACAATGCGCTAGGTCGCGCGATAATCAGATCAATGATACTTTGTATCCTTTATTTTTTTTAAAAAATCGCGCCAACTAAACAAAAAGTTATCCACATAGCTATGTCCTATGAGCTATTGACACACTAAGGTGTATGCGTTATTATATATATAGATGAAGCAGGGACATATCACCATACGAGACACCCCATAGCTTACATCATCTACAAGGCACATGAGAGCCGTCTGACACTATCCCTCCATCACAGCAGGACGCGGCGGACGGCTCACACATGCAACACACATCAGCTCATTGACATTATATATATAATAGACAATCTCAACGGCTTTTTTATATTTTAAAAGTTTTTGAGAAAATTGTCAAAAAAAATATGACAACAGACGAAAAAATTATC